TGTGATGTTTCCGAGTGCAACCACTGACTGACCACCGATGGTAGTTGATGCAGGGAGTGCACAAGTATTTGAACCTGAATCGAAATCAATGTTCACTCGTGTATTCAAGCCGTTTGCTGATACAACGGGAAGGGATGATTCGATGCAGATGTCTCGGTTTGTTGTTGAGGCCATAGATTAGATATATAAGCTGATAATAGTTGTCGACCTTATATACCTGTAATGCCTGTCAATGCACCGTTGCGGAATGGGTCTGTACAGATGAGCTGACCACCGAGGATCATAAATCCGTTGACTGCTCCCTGGGTGTAGGCTTCGATCCAGTTTGTCCATGTGAATGCTCGTGTAGCGTTCGCAGGATCGTATTCGTAGATGTTACCCTTGATGTTCTCAGAACGGAGAGACACTGGAGTACCTTTCCACCACTTGAGACCGTAGAACTTGAGATAGTCCATGTTCAAGAGGTAGAAGATACCAGTTGCAACTTTCTTGTCTCGGAAGATCGTGAGACCGTCCCAGATAAGACCGTTTGACTTGTAGCCTGTCCCTGCATCCATGTTACTGAAATCAGAGTAGGTGTTGCGCTGGAACGTCTGGAGGAGCTGTTCAATGTATGCCCAGACATCGTATGTCGTGAGTGCCATTGAAGGGCGAACCTTACCGTCAGTAATAGCGTTGGCGAGCTGACGGATCTTGAGGAGCGAGATCGTTCCAGAAGAAGCAGTCACTGTTGCGTTCAAGCCTGGGTAGGTTGCTCGTGAGAGACCTCCGTAGTTTGAAAGTGTTGTACCGTTATCCACGATACCAGCGAGACCCATAGGAGCCTTGCCACCGAATGAAGAACCATCACCTTGGAAGAAGTTACCGATGTCATCTGCTGCATCTTGTGCACGAGATTCCATCATAACTTTTGCAAGTTTGATTGTCTGCATTGGCGTATCGTTCACTGAGAGGTCAGAACCTGCAAGGGCCACGTTTGTTGCTACGAAGGTAGGGTAGAACGTCATCTGTACAGTTACTGGCTGCTGTGAAGTAGGGAGTTGATCGAAGCCGTTGAAAGCAACTGATGCAACACCTTTCTGGTACTTGATTGGGAAGAGCATTTGTGAGCCATCCCATTTCTTTGTACGACCGAGAACCTCTCCGAAGAAGAAGTTGTCACGGAGCACTTGGTCAACCCACGCTGGTGCGAGGTATTGGTTGGTTGTCGATTGAATGTTCATCGACGGTGCGAGTGGATTCATAATGTGTATTTAATAATAATGTTCTGCTAATAATTTATTTAAGGTTGTCCATAACTTCGTCAACTGAGTCCCATGTAACCCGTTTAGGTTGTTGTGTGGCAGTCTCAGTAGAGCGGGATATGGAGCGTGCGGCAAGTTCTTTGGCACGAGAGGGGACTTGAGTTGCTCGTTTCATCTCAGAGAAGGTTTCCCATGCAGAGGTCATATCGGGATAATCCACGATATTTCCCTGACGGTCTTTTGGTGCGATCTTCTCAACAAAGGTAATAAATTCCTGACGAGTTTTCGTTGCTCTTTGTGAGGTGAGATCGACGTCAAATGTATCTTCAATAGTTTCAAAAGCATTCTCAAGTTCTTGCTCGGCTTCTTGATCTTCCCGAAGATCTCGGTCTCGTATCTCATTAATCTTCTCTTCAGCGACTCGTACAGCACTAGCGTCCATGTCGTTCAACGCCTCTTTCAAGGAATTGAGCGCACTGACCTTCTCGGGTGTATCGTTTCCGATGATTCCCTCGAATGAGTTAATCACCTTGCTGAAACGATCTGCTGTAGGGGTTGTTGAGGAAGATCGTTTGTCCTCTAACGAGGCCATGAGGCGATCCTCGATCTCTCTTTCACGTCTTTCAAGGAACTTTTGAATCTTCGGATCTTTGTGAAACGGTACAGGCTTGTCATCGACAGGTTTTGTAGGTTCACTAGACTCTGGAGCTTCAAAGGTTTGTTCAAATGTACTTGGTTCAACGGGGAACAAATTGCTTTTATCACCGTCTTCTTCCAGGAACATGTCTATAGCTGATTTCTCTTTATCCATAATATTTGCAAGGTGATTCAGGTTCACCAGGAGACCTTATTATTGATAAACTTTACACAGGTTTGTCTTTAACGTCTAAACCGAGAACAAGACATAGTCACTATTTATTTTTTTGATTCATAAGCGCCCGATGCTTTGCGATAGACCGATAGTGTTCTTCCATTTTCTTTGATTCTGCTTCAGTAGCATAATTGCCACTCGTTTTACCTTTCTTGAATGCCTCTGTCTTCTTTTGCTTAGGTGAGATCATAGCTGTGTATTAATTATTATATTCTCCTGCAGCAGCATCCATTGCGTTCTGGGAGTCAGTTGATCGCTTGATAGCGTTGACCCGACGAGACGGTTCAATGAACTGCTCATCGAGGAACTTGCCGACCTTCTTCACACCAGTCTTGAGACCTGTGAGGGCCTTGGCTTTAGGGGTGAGTGTTTTTTTGAGTATGTTCATAATTAAAATGGTATATTGTCAGAGTGAGTTGAATGATTTTCATACTCCTTTCTTCCTCTAATAGTTAACCGAGTTGCTTTTGCTCCTTTCCTTGGTCTATCTACCCATCCTTGGAGATGCATAGGATGACCTTCATGTTTTACCTTGAGCCGCTTGCTCTCTTTCATTTTTCCGAGTGCTTTTGATTTAGGCGATTTCATGTTAATCAATGGTTACTGCGTTACTGATCCCTTCGACTTCTTTGACCTTGTTCGGCACATACTTCTTTGGCTCACCAACGCTTCCCATGCCGTATTCTTCGGCACACTCAGAACTTACTTTTTCGATGTTGTTTTCTTTTTTCATAATGTATTTGATGGTCTAAACATATTAGTCTTTCATTGCATTTTTCAATGCTTTACTAATACCTTTGTATTCTTTCTTGTCGATAGACTTACGTCTTGAGTCGTAAGCCATCCTTGCTGGAGCAGTGTCTGGTAAATTCCTGTGGGGATTTTTCATGAGTTCCCTGTGTTGTTTTTTTGCTCGTATAGCATCTTGTTTCCACGTCGCTAATGTTTCAGGTGTTTGTCGTCTTTCTGTTTCGGTTAATTTTCTCATGTGTTTATATACTATTCGCTGTATGCACGGCCTGTACGGTTCTGATAATTTGACTTTTCTTTCTCTGACATTGGCTTGCTCTTGTGTGAGCTCATGCTTGCCAACATCTTCTTTCGTTCTTCTTGTTCACGAGCCGAGAGTTTTCGAGGAACGATCTTGATTTTTCCATTAGGAAGCTTGATTGATTCTCCTGCCTTCTTGAGGGCTTTGTGCTTTGAATTAATCATGGGTTTCTTGTTCCTTTTCACTGATAAACTTGTCGGGGTACTTCGTTGGGGACTTGAACTTCTTGAGTGCCTTTCCTTTACTCTTCACGCCTCGTTTGCTCTCATGGTCCTTGCGTTTCTCGTGGTACCACGCAGTACCATGACCGTATGGTTGTTTCATCTTGTCTTTGAGGGCCTTGCCCATTTTTTTGATTGAGTGTGATATTGACATGGTAATTATTTATTGTGGTAGTGGCACTTGGCTGAGTGATGCGTTGGCGGGTTCCTGACTGAGTGTTTCGTTTGGAGCCTGTTCAGGTGGTGGTGGTGCTCCTCCCATCTGAGGATTGGCCGAGTCCATACCAGGAGGAGGCGCTGTCTCGGGGAAGTACATTGCCTGATACATCTGAGGGTTTGTCGTCCAGAGCACAAGGGCCTTAGCACTCTCCATCGGATCGGGATCGTTGACGGCCTTCATGAGTCCAATCGGGTCGATTGCTCCTGCGGTCCATCGCTGCATGGCGAGGTTCTGTTCAGAGAGCTCGTCCTTTGGCTTCATTGAGTTAGGGGCAACGGAGACCACGAAGCGGCGGTTCTCGTCTGCCATCGTGAGGCCAACGTATTCAACGGCACGTCCTGATCCCATGATAGAGGCATAGTGCTTCTCATCGTAGAAGACGTAGTACATCTGCAAGAGCCAGTTGAAGGCATTGTCTGCCACCTGTTCAAGGGCATCTCCAACTCCACCACCAATACGGGTATTGTCAAAAGATTGGTTGAGGATCATCCCACGAGCAGTCTGGTCTTCATTAGGCTGTGATGCGGTGACGCCCTGTGTTCCATAGACTGAAAGAAGTGTCTGACGGTCGTTCTCTTGTGCTTCTAATATACCTGATGGGAGTGCATTGGCTGGGAGACGCTCTACAGCACCCTTAGGAGCGAGGATAGGGTCTCCTGTCTCAATAGCGTCTGCTGCTTGTTTGCCAGTCTCTACAGTGAAGTATGCGGCATCCAGAAGGATGGCGTTGTTGCCATGAGCAAGGTTCTTGGAGATTTGGTAGTCTCGGGCGTTGATACGGTCTTGGTTGGCAATGTTCTGCTCAATGAGGTTCGTGAAGTCGTGGGGCTGTTCTTGGAGTGAGAATACAGAGAGGAACGTATACGGCATCTTCGGAGTTGCGAAGTGGTTAGGCTTGTCCCCGTAGTTATAAAACTGGTTCTTGTGCTTATCAAGGACATGGTCTTCGTAGGTCGTGAAACAATACTCATTAGTCCACCATTCAGTTCTAACGACAATCGTTCCGTATTTCTCGCCAACTTTAGCTTTGACGTATTCAGCACTTTCAGGGTAGAGGTCGATCATCTCCTGTGCAGTGGACTTGATGCGTTCACCAAGGTATGCACCCTGGTAATCACCATACTCGTCAATAAATCCATCGGGATCAAGGACAAAGTCAGACGGCTTACGGACATCTATTGAAACGTCGTTGAGTTCTTCATTCCAGCCATATTTCCATACACCAATGAAATACACGGACCAGTGCCAGACGAGGACGCCGAGCTTCTTACGCATGCAGAGGATGTCTGCATGAAATTGGAGCATGGTCTTGATATCATTTGACGCAGTTTTGCCTTCTTCTGTGTTGTCACTCCACACGACTGGTTCAGGGTTCTTTGCTAGTGCCTGAGGGACAAAGGTAGCAGTTGATTGAAAGAGGAGATTAGAGGGGACTACCTTGCCAGTTCCAGACGCTTGAGTACCAAAGAGGTAGGTCTTGTTCGCTTTCTGGCGAGGTTCAATCCGTCCCATATAGGGCGCAGACTTCGCTTCATAACTGTTACGTAGTGTAATAAGCTCTTTGTCTTCCATCGGAAGATCGAGTTCATCCATTGCATCGCTTTGTATGCCTTCTACGTTACTGTCGGCGGAAAAGACCTTATTGACTGGTGTTTCAATTAAGTCAGTTACTCCTAGAATATTGAGGGCGAATGGGTCTATTTCTGGCATTTAATATAAAAAATGCGACAAAACCGAGAAGGTCTTGCCGCTGTGTGTGCAGGTAGGCGTAAGTACACATGAATAATACTACTGTCAATAACACTGTGTCAAATTATTGCTTGAAATGCTGGGTGATAGACATGTGGCGCATTGATCCAAATGAGTCAAAGTTTAATTCCACCTGTGCATTCTTGATCTGCGTGAGGCCTAGACTATCAATACATCCGAGTATCGGAGCGATGATATCTGCACGTTTCTTGAACAGCTCAAAGACCTTAGCCTCATCAGGAGTCATTTTTACGGTCACTAGTGGTTGTATTTTTACTTCAATCATATGACTAATTTCCCATGATCATATGCCCAATGACAGGGCCGACATAGTCTCATCCAGTCATTTACCTCACGTTTATATTTTTGACTCACATTTGCCCAATCGTACCACTTCTTTTCAGTTGTCCCGCAATGGTCACATACCATCGGTGTACCTCTCTCACGAGCAATCCATTTATGTTTAGAAGAGTAAGAAGCGTCTTTTCCTTTCCAACTCCAATGTTTCTCTCCACGTATAGCTTTACTAATGTTCTCCCTGTGTTTTAAGGACTTTTTCTTGCCTTTCTTAGATAGGCTATTTATAAGATTATTCTGTTGTGTTCTTGCATAAACACCTGTAGGCATATAGATATTATATTAAAAATCAACGTCTTTTCCTAGGTAAGATCCATGTTGTGTCGTTATCTCAAAGTTGCCTGCCTTAGGCACATCTTTTAGCACTGAACCTTTTTTAATCACCTGAGCAAGATCTTGAGCAAAGCGATCCAGACCAATTCTTGCGTAAATACCACTGAAAAAAAAGTGATCAGGGCCTTTTCTATGCCACACCCAACGCCAGCCGTATTGTGGTTCATTCTCATCGTCTCCTTGGACCTCTTTGACACGGTAGATGTTCTTAGCGTGGTCAAACCATGGTTGCCAATCTTCTCTCGTCCCCCAGAATGGGAGTCGCTCTTCACCAAACTCATCCACGGTCATCTGCACCATACGGTTACGGTCTACTAGTATCTTATTAACGGTCTTGCCTGCCTCTTCGTCCACCCAACGGATGATCTCTTGGTTCTTGGTCTCTTTGGTAAACCAACAGAGGAAGACTCGCTTAGGGTATTTGGCTTGGAGTTTGCGTATTCCAATAAGATCTCCTCCTTGGTCTGCTACGAGGATAGAGCGAGGGTATTTAATCAAGAACTGTTCGAGTCTATCGTAGGGGTCATATCCTGGTTGGGGGTTTTCTGCCACTGAAGGAATGTACTCGTGGTGGAAGAAGCCTTGTTTATTAGCGAGGGTGACATGAATATTATGTCCCGTGTCTACTCCAATGATAATCCGATCCTCTTGGGTGTTCATCTGATTGATGAGGTTCTTCTCTAAAGTAGCCTGGGTGAGTTGGTTCGTTGAGTTGATATATGCGAGTCCACAGACAAAGTTGGCGAAGTATTCCTTGCTCTTCGTGCGCTTGTATTCACAGATCGTGGAGCACTTCACAATAGGATTGATCCAGAGTGGTATCCAGTATCCACTCCACTTGCCTTCACTCGTAGCGACCCATTCACCCATACGGATGTTCTCTGCCACAATCTCCTTTTTACACTTGGGACAACGATACATTTCCTTCTCGTAGTCAATACAGCTCTCATCCATTGGGTATATCTCACCACAGCCATGCTTGATGTGCCACGTCTTCTTGTCGGACATTTGCCAGAACTTATCAACTCCGAAATCTGGAATGGTTGGGTTGGAGAATACATACTTGTACCCGTAGTTAGAGTGTTGGAGACGTGAGTCATAGATCTCCAGAATGTCCTGCGGTGCTTTGTCGTACTCGTCTGCAATCAACATATCCAATGACAACATGATGGCCGAACGGTCAGTCATGGCACCGAGGTAGAAGATGTAGTTCTCGCCGATCTGCTTCTGGGTGATGGAGTCCTTGTCCTTCATCATCTCCTGAATGACAGGGTTCTGTTGTGCTAAACGGTTCACCTTTGATCCAACGAACTTCTGCACCATTTCAACGGTTGGAAGGATGTAGCCGACGTCTAACTTCTTATATCTGACTGTATGGATAGTCTTGATGATGGCAAAGGTACTGAATCCGATCTGTCCTGCTTTAGTACAACAGAGAAAGGGAGAATTGTCTTTGTAAATATCAAAGAGGTATCTGTGGGTATAAAAGTCGAGTGTCTTGCCTGTCTCAGTCTTGAGCTGATTATTGAAGATCCATGCGTGTGTGGATGCTCCTTCAATGTCCTTTAAGCTGTTGTTTGTACCATTCATCAAATGCGTTTGCTTTATTAGTTGTTTCTTCTGTCATATCACCATTGAGGTTTAAGTTAATATTCTTCTCTGCTGCATAAGAGCCTTTGAGTTTGTATCCCATATCCAATGCTTTTATTCCTATCTCTGGACGTTCGCTGTTGAGAAACTCCTTATGTTTCAAGATTAGTTCATCATCAGTAAGTCTATCTGCTATGGATTGTTTGACTTCTTCAATAGCTGTGTTTATATTATCTTTTCTTAGCAATCGAGTACCCTTTACTGCTGCGTAGTTGTCATCCTCTATGCCATAGACCTTCTTGACAGCTTGAGTCTGATTGCCTGTGATAGCAACCTCTCTAACAAACTCTTGGTCTTGTGCAGTGAGTTTCTCCATTAGCTCTTCTTAGGTCTTCCACCTTTGTTTTTAGGTGAAATTATCAATGGTTCAGGGTTATTACTAGTCGTGATCGTGTACTTTATCTTTGAGTCTTTTTCACGTTCTTCAGGGGTTCGAGCATCCATATATCCTGATGTGATTAC